AGAGTGCTTATATCACAATTGCAAATATTGTCAAATTATGTTTAATTTACTTTTATTTTTTGTGTATAGCACTCATTTTATATCCGTATACAATAAATATACATAATTGTCAATATATGCAAAATCACATCATATTCGATCGAATCCCGAAGTCGATAAATGTACAAAATATACAATCTGCTCTCGATGAGCTCTGATATTCTGATACATTCTCAATAATTTTCTAACAGCTAAGACAAATGAACAAGCAAACACTAAAAATCCACCAATGGATTCAAGATGATATCAATTGGATCAAACTAAAAAGCATCACAATATGAGACATATGAGCCTATCAAAATATACGACACAATAATTCTATTCCTTGAAGAAAGATACTTGGTCGATTGGTTGAGGATTATGCCATCATAGCATGAGATACTCGTGATATTATCAGTATCAAGCTCGATCTTTTGTCTCCTGTTGAAGATTCTATTTCCTAAAATATCCAACATGGCTAAGAAACGACTTGTCGATACCAAATTTTGGGAAGATAATTATTCGTCTAATCTCGATCCAATAGAAAAGCTTATGTTTCTCTATTTCTTGACTAATAGCCATACAAGTATTTGTGGCATATATCAGGTTCCCCTGAAAATTATCGCTGTAGATACTGGAATAGATCGAGACATGGTATTAAAAATACTCTCTCGATTCGAGAGAGATTGAAAATTGATTTTTCGAGAAGGTTGGATCGCTATAAAAAACTTCATTCGTTACCAAAATGAGTGATCTCCAAAAATAAAAGCTTGAATCGAGAAGGAATTACTATGAGTACCTAAAGAACTCAAAGTATGGGCTTTATGAAGCCAAGAAGAAGAAAAAATACAAGAATCTTGAAAGGGTATCGATACCCTATCGCATTCTAATAGAGATTCTAATTCTAATTCTAATTCTAATTTGAATAGAGATTCAGAAAAACAACAAATTTCAGAAGAGAATTTTTCTCCTACAGAAAATGTTCCAATTCCTGAAGATTCAAAAGTTCCGCTGGCGGTTCGTGAAAAATCCGAGTACGAATTATCCATGGATTTCCTTAAAAAAATCTCTGAACATATTTTCGATCCAGTTATCGAGACTCCAGATTTCGCAGTTTGACACGAAAAAGAATGGCGTGCTTTCCTAGCTCACTTTATCGAAAAAGATAAGAGTGGGAAAATGAAGGCAGAACGTGAAAAGACTTTTTCTATAAAACTCCGATTCCTCAAGTGGCTCTCCAACTGATACGGATCTAAACAAAATTCCCATATTACCTATTAGCCTATGCAATCACTCATACTACCAAAACAACTCACTGCAATCGACTGCTACGATGGAAAAACTCACTACAAGGACTGTACTACTGAATATGCATCTCAATTCCGAAAGGCTCAATTCCAATCTCTGGATGGATCGATAATCACAGGATCAAATATCCGAACGATTCGAACTGCAACAGGTATTGAATTCTATGAACAATTAATCCTTCCAAAACTTCCTCAGAATGAAAAGGATCTCTATCTACGGATCAGATCAAATATTCCAGAGAAAGTCGAAAAAGAATTGAAGCTAGAACAAATATTCTCTGCAATGGATCGAAAAAAGAAAGAAGATAATTATTACCGAGAAGTATCTCGTCCACTCAGTGAAGCAGAAATAGAACGTAGACGTCAACAGGTGGCGAGTAGACCAAAGCTCCAATTCACATAATTTTCTCCCATGATCTCAACTCTCCAAATAGAAACATCTGCGAAAAAATATTGAGTAAAGATCTGATCGCTTAAATGCAAAGTTTTACGTCACATCTACCAATACAAACGAGTGAAGGCAACGGATCTCGACAAGGCATTTCTTTTCTCCGCTGGGCGAAGAGCGAATGATCGCAAGAAGCGATGACTCCTCGAAGTACTTGATTCTGAACCGATTATGAACAATGCGAATGATCGGTTTTTTTATTCCCTCACTGACCTCGGGAAAAAGATAATGACCGATGCCAGTATGCAAACACTCGCTAATCAAGAAAAACTATGAAGCTCTATGCAACAAAACGATCCGGAACATTCCGATCCTCTCCAAGTCTGAAAGATTCAATCGATACCCTCCAAGAGTGAGACTTCGTGATATCAATCGAACGAGAAAAAAGAATTAGATCATCCAACCAAAACAGATTCTACTGGGGGGTATTCTTACCAGTCCTTACAGAAACCTGATACACCGTTGAAGAGTTGCACGAACTTTTTAAAAAAATGTTTCTCTCGAAAACCAAACGACTCCCAAAGCTAAAGAGAAAAACAATACTTGTAACAAAATCTACTACCGAACTCTCCACTATCGAGTGGGAGGTATTCATTCAGCAGATCAGAGACTTTGTAGCTCCACTATGATACATACTTCCTATCCCCAACGAATAATGCCTAAAAAGAAATCCATTTCTATTCTCAATCCAAATTCTCTTGTTCTCAAGAGTCTATTCGATCAAATCGATAAAGATCGGCGAAACAAAAACAAATAATTTATTCCTAATATTTTTCCATGAATGCTAAAATCATTTTTCCAATCATTCTGATCCTCATTACTGCATCCTATGCAGTCTATACATCCAACTTTCCAAGTACAACCGATCAAAAAACAACCACAGTTGAGTCCTTCCGAATCCAAGCTCAAGAAGCTAGAGATCGAGAGATCAAAGCTCAAGAAGATCGTCAGGAAAGAGAAAATAATCTCTCTCGTGCTATCTGGCTTGAATGCTTTGATACAGCAACTTCACAAACTGGAAGCAACTTTGCAAGCCAACAAAAAGAATCTTACGAGTGCTGGAAGCAAAACACAACAAATATAAATTCTTGAACGGTCACCTCTGCCAATTCAGAGGTTCCCCCCAAATGAATAATATCTAAAACCAATGACATCACTATAAATCTACAACAAGCTACTAGAAACATATCCAATGCTAATGCCATACAGTGAGCTAAAAAAATCAACTCAAAGCCAGTGGAAAAAATACCAAAAGCAAATTCCGTGACTCTGGGAACTACAAGTAGCAGTGGAAAATGAATCGAGGGATCAAAAGGAACGAGCAAGGAAATATTTTGGAAATCATATGAGATAGCAATCGTAATGATAAAAAAATGGGAATGACTTAGGCTACACGCTTATCCTGATTATGGACATTGTTCAATCGGATATGGATCATATGCAAAGTCTTGCGATGAAGTTATAACTATTAGTGAAGCAAATAGACGACTATGAGTAACTGTCCAGACACTCATAAAAACAGTCCAAAAAGATTTTCCTACTCTCACCTCGAAGCAACAAGGAGCTCTCGCATCTTTCGCATACAACTGTTCGAAGTGATATAAGAGCCTCGCAAAGAATTGACTTAAGTATCATGGACAGTGGTGCAAAACAGCCTGAGGAATAAAACTTGGAGGACTAGAAAGACGGAGGGCGGAAGAATCAGCAATTTTATTTAAAAACTAATATCAGTCTATGGACTTACAAGCACTCATAAATACCTCAATGGAGGATTACATCAAAGAAAAATTACCGGAAAAAACAGCACAATATCTTGAAAAGATGATTGATGCGGTACTTGATGATCTTTTTTCAAGATATGGCGAAAGCTCAAAACAGATCAAGCAAGTTTTATCCGAGAAAATCCAACTTGATCTCACAAAATTATCCCTCATTGATTACAATGGGATGATCTCAACATCTATACAAAACCATTTCAACCATCTTGCAATTGAGAACTCAATTGATCCAATAATGAAACTTATTGGAGAGGTTGTTGGAAAAAAATTACCTTATGAAGATATACACCTCAATGATGTTTTTGATAAAATCAAAGAGATCACAATGGATGGATTGGATCATGGTGATGATGGAGAGGTTTCATTTTATGCATCATACAACAAAAAATATGATTGGATTGAGTGTTGGGCGGATAAAGATGCAGATACAAACCAAAGAAATTGCGGTGTATATTTCATATTTTCTTGAGCAAAAGCAACCAAGGAAAAATGAGGAGGCACAATATTCTCAATGCAATTCAGAAATTATAGTTGAGTTGCAAAATCATCCATTGATATTGCCAACCTTGATGGTGTTGAAAAATATATACATCAACTCTATACATCTTGAGTAAAAATATATGTTGATCCGGATGATCTTGAGGAGGGTGAAATGGATTTTGAGAGAGAGTTTGAGGTTGATTTATCTTAAATAATTTTTATTCATATGGACTTCCTCGACTATCTACAACATCTCGAATTGGCGAATTGGGCGGGGGGGGGGGTTACAAATTAAAGACATGCCCAAGGAAACAATGGACTTTTTAAAATTCCTTTTTTCCAACCGCTCCAATATTCAATCCGCTGTAAATAAAAGGCGTAGAAAAAATTTTACTCAAATACTTTTATTTTAAATATGCCTCTATCTCTCAAAGACTGCTGGCATAAACCATACTACCTAGAAGACGGATCAGTTAATACTGAGTGCCGTCTTTTTGTTTGAGTTTCAGAAAAAAGAAAACAAGAAATTCTTAAAAATTACCACCAATGATTAATCCACCAGAGAAAGTCTGCAAATCTTGCGAGAAATGACCAAGGCACACAGGAAGAACTCTCTGCCTTGTATGTATTCAAATCAAGCAAAAAGAAGTCGCAAAGGCTCAAAGAATAAAGAATTTAGAGAAAGCCAAGTTAAAACGGCAAAGTATCAATATTCGATTAAGCTGAGTTGATGAATCTGACCGATCCGAGATCCGAGAAAAAATCCATGAAACTATCTGACCTTTTCTAAAAAAGAAGCAGATAACTATAAAACTTTCCCGGTGAAAGGTAAAATCAGAACTCAAAAAACTTGAAGACAAAGCAGATGATATCTGGAGTAAAGCAGTAAAGATAAATTACAATAACAAGTGTGTGTATTCCCAAGAATCAACTAATCTTAATTCTCATCACATATTCACTCGAAGTAGACTATCTACAAGGTGGAATATCAACAATGGTATGTGTCTAACTGCAAATCATCATACATGGTCGCAAGAGTTCTCCGCCCATAAGACCCCCGCAAAATTCATGGTATGGCTGAGAGAGCTCAAGTGAGATAAATTCATTGATGATCTCGAAAAGAAATCTCGAGAAGTATTCAAGCCAACAGTTGAAAACCTCCAGGCAATAATCAAAGAACTGGAGGATTTTATTAAAAATAATTCATAGCAAAATGAAAATAATCACACCAATAATCATCCTCATCCTCCTTTGTCTTGCTGTTCCATTCCTCACGAATCTACACAAGACACTAGAGAAAAACTGCAATACCACCTGAGGTAGTTACCTCGGATGACACTGTATCCATTTTAATTCACGATAAATAATTTTTCCTATGACAAATAAAGAACAAGTCTTTGATAAGATTGATTGAAATCAAGTACATCATTTATGGGATTTCCTCATAAGAAAATGATGGCAACCACAATTCTCACACTTTCAAGATACATCAGTATTTTCGGTTTGGAGTGGTAATATCTGGTATGAATTCAATGATCCTACACTACCAGAAAACGCAACTGAACTCAGATTTAATATGTCTATGCCTCTCGATAATCAAGAAGAAAGAGTATACGATTTTCTATTAAAATTCTTAGATCAGGTTTAATGTCATGGTAATGTCATGATATATTAACTCCCTGCACGAGTATAACTGACAGCCACTACCAAGGATAACGGATGTAAGCAATGTATATGGGGTAGCAAATAAACTCGATGAGCCTGCATCGTCATTGTAACAGGAGTGCCTGGGTGAAATTCCTTTTTTGCAGTAACTATGCTGTGGCATAAATAGTCTCCTCGTAGAGAGGAGGAGCGTGTGGCGGAATAGGTAGACGCTCGGGGTCGCAAGCCTCGAAGAGACTCGGTAGCCTCTGGGATAAGTCCTATAAATCCGTTCGACTCGGAACTTAATTTGCAAGTTCAAATCTTGCCACGCTCTCCTTCTCTTTATGAGTTTATATCAAATAATCATTCAAAACCCTATATGGCTACACTTATTTCTCTTATTTTACTTATTATTATACCACAAGAAGAAACATGATTAACTAATCCTGGTGATACTTTCGGTGCTGTTATGTTTGTATTTCTCTTAGAGGCATTTATCGTTTCTTGTGATATTGCTATCTATAAATTTTTAATTTCATAAATAACCACATATGACAAGACCTATTAAATTCCGTTGAAAAAGCATAGAAACCTGAGAATGGCTGTATTGAGATTTATGGAGAAGACAACAAAACGGACAAGGAACTATTTATACATTCATTACTCATACTTGATGACGAGTCGAGAGAGTAGATCCAGAAACAGTCTGACAATACACCTGATTGCCTGATAAGAATGGAATGGAGATATATGAGGGGGATATAGTTAGAGTGGATATTTGAACAAAAAGATTCCCAAAAACTGTAAATAAAGAAATTTCATATTTCGAAGAGTATTGAATTTTTTGAATGAAATGACATCAATCATATTGAGAAGTTGATTTTACTATTCCTATGGGTAGTCATTGAAGCTCTACAAAATATTCTCCATATTTACTCTCTTCCTACTGGAGAAGAAATATTGAAATCATCTGAAACATCTACGAGAATCCTGATTTACTTAAATAACCTTTTATAGAATATGACACAACTATCAAAAGACATTACAGATGTAATGAAAATTATGTGAGAAAGTTGAGAATCTCCAAGATACATAAAAAGTAAATTATGAATAACAGAATACAAACTTAGGAAAATATATAAGTTTCTAAAAGAAAACGGATATACAGAAATTTTCTCATATGGATGAAGTGGTTGTACTTGCAAGTTTAATGAAAGTGTAAATTGGTGTGAATGTGGCTGAGCTCCTTTTGTTTGAAGATTTACAGCATTATCAAAAAAGTGAATCGATTTTATTACTTTAAAAGTTTAGTCCATATGTCTCAATACATACCATACAGCATCCGCAACAACATAACCGACAAAGATCTCGCAGGACTACTTGACTATCTCGAACGAGAGATGGGGTGGGAGATAAAATTAGAGATTTTTGATACCGAATGTGAAGAATTGCCAGATTGAACCGAAATATATACTCCTCTTGAATATATCATTATGAATCAAAACGATTTATGTATTTATATACACTCAAACTCTTGGAGATCAACATTTAAAAATATTGCTACATTCTGATATCAATTTTACCATTGAGATGAAGACACTGACCCAAGCATCCAACAAGAAATGTTTGAGATGACCGAAGAGCTATTCTTCCGCACCTACAAATCTATCCTCCCTGTGATAAGGGATTTATATTCTAAGTAATTCATATGGAATTCATCGCAGAAACCTACACTCCAAAAACTCCCTGGAGAGATGTTCCAATAATCAAAGTAACTAAGCGAATTCAGAGTGTTACTTGTACATTTGAGAGACATGCCTATCCTTCTTGATGATTCGTATGGTATCTCCACGCAACTCGGAGGAGAAAGCAAGTAGTCGGTAGGAAAATCCAGATGGTAACTCTCGATATTCTTGGCAACTCTCTCTGGTGAAATACTGAGCGATATGATACTCTCAAATCATGAGAACTCCCTGAGTATCAATGGCTTGAGTATGTATTCAGGGACTTCTGTATGTCTACAGAGAAACGAATGAGAGAATTTTTATAACAACTTAAAAAAAGCAAATTTTCACTATCTTTTGAAATTACTATTCCATTCGATATAATGTATATGTCCTTTATTTCTTAATTTTTTCTCTTATGTTAAAATGTCCACATTGCAATAACCTTATACTCCAATTTAGTATGGAGGCATGCACTATCAATCAGCCTGCTGGCAATACTCAATGGAATTGAGTTGCTTATAGTTGTTGAAATATTTCCTGCATGAAAGTTATTTCCGTTGGAATTGATCCAATGATTCTCAGAAATGAAACTGTAGAAAATACAGTTGAAAAGCTTATGCAGAGACTCGGTAGATAATTCCATCACTTATAAATCCCCAGTAAAATGGGGATTTTTTATTATTTACAACCCTTATTGATATATGCTATCAACTATAAAATGTCCTTGTTGTTGAGAACAATGTATTCCAAGATATTGATATATCTTATGGGGACTATCCAGATGATGATATCATGAAGAAAAATGATGTTGGTGGGAAGATTGATGTGTATGGCAATGAAAATCAAAACCAGCCCCCATAACATTATGGGAGCGAATCAAAAAACATTGATGGAAAGCTCGTATATTTTAAATAACCTGATAAAGGATTTATTCCATATCCTAGTCATTTCCAGATTATCAATATAATTGATTAGTCTAAGCGATTGCGGATCACATATGGGCAATAACCCTTTCGAGCGGTTACCATCACTGGGTCGATACCAAATAGATAAATTCCTGTCTATAATCTCGATATCTACAATCCTTAGTTCTAAAAAACGAGGGTATTTTGCTTTTCAAGAGTCCTCTATAATGGGGATATTTTTTATGCCTACAAGGCTCCATATTACCTATATACTAATCCATTCATTCTATGAAAATACATGAAGACGAAATCTTATGAGGTAGACCACTCAAAGAAGTTTCAGAAAGAGAGATAGATTCTCCTATTTGAAAGATCGAGGAAACACCAGACGAAACCACAAACGAAAAACCACGAGAAATAATCCGTGACGATAAGTGACGAATAGTCGTACCAATCCCACAAAACACCAACAAGAATGGAAAGGCTGGGCGACCTACCGACTACCGACCAGAATATGCGGATCAACTACTGGAATTCATGAGCCGAACAAGTCACGAGGTTGGAATTAATAAAACATATTACAAAGCCTGAGATTGATCGTATGACGGTTGAGTGAAGAGTGAAAAGCATGTCGTCATTACTGAGACATACCCAACACTGCAACGATTCGCTTTTAGTAAATGAGTTCTTGTTGAAACACTGAATAACTGGGCTGATGCAAAATATCCACCAGATTATCCTTGACTGGATGATGAGTGACAACCGCTTGCATGAAAACATAAACATCCTGAATTTTTCGATGCCTTAAGGTTGGCAAAGCAAATCCAAGAATCAATACTCGTTGAGAATGCTATGAACGGCAATTATCCTTCTCAGTTTGCGATATTCATCGCCAAGAATAACTTCGGTTACTCAGATAAAAGCGAGCTCGATGTTAGCGATAAGACTGCACCTCGCAAAACTGCACTTGATAAATTTACTTCTCTAATCTCTTGAAAAAATGATCAAGATGAATGATCCGGAATTTAAGGCACTCCTTGAAGTCCTAGAAGAATCGACTCCATCCGAAAGGGTGGAGTTTTTAAAATGGAGGAATAAGGACTCACAAGAGATTCGAGCCAATAAGTTATTGTTATGGTGGTTCTATTATTTCCGTCATAACTTCAAAGGATTACTTGCAGACTTTCACTATGATTGGCTATATGAATTAGCATGATATAAAAATATTCTCATTAAGTGATTCCGTTGATCTATCAAGACTGAGATGGTAAAAGCATATCATATCAAGTGTATATGCGATAAACAGAATAGCTTCAAAGTATGGCAATCGTTCGATTCGTGAGCGAGTGAATGACATATGCGAAATATGGCAAAGATGCTTATCTCTAAATTCATTAAAAATGATTATGGGGAACTCTATAAACTTTCCTGACCTCGTGACGATCTCAAGAAGAAGAGTATGGGAAATTGGAATACTGAAAACTGAATTCGTATGTCTGCCCGATCTCTTGGAGAAAAACTCCGAGGAGAATGAGAATACGAGGATAACGATGATTGATCATCTCGTCCTGACTGTCTCACTCTCGATGATATTGATGTGTCTGACTCTGTGAGAAATGTAGAGATTATTGATAAAAACATTGCAAAGATCACTGGAGAGACTATCGGTGCGATGAGTAAAGAAGTTTCTCGCATTATATTCTTGGGAAATGTAATCAACTCTGACTGAGTAGTGCCACGATTTGAAAGAGAAAAAGCCAATGATCCGAATTGGGTTGTTTTTGTACAACCTCTTTTTAATGAAAAATTACCATCTGATATAAATTTTCTACAAGAGACCGATCTTGTTCCTTGGGAACGAATTACTCAAGATATGGTTAATTGGGATTTTTTCACTATCGAACGAATCAAAAAGATCCACTCGAATGAGTGATGAAAGTCATTCCAACAAAACTATCTATTGGTTCCAATAGTTTCATGAGATCTATTCTTTACGAATCAAACAAAGCTATTCGTTCCAGATTGGAAAGCTGACGAAAAATACCCTGATATACGAATATATCGCCCTGGTCGTTATTGACTTTGTATTGGTGTAGATACGAGCAAGTGATGACTTACCGGTGATTACTCCACTGTTTCAGTGAGAGATGTGCAATGAAATCTATATGCATTCTATAGGGGTCGTGTGCCACCTGATATACTCTATGACGAGATTATCGTTCGACTATTTGAACTTGGATATGTTGGTCGTCTTGCCATTGAATCCAATAACACTGGTATTGCTACAATCAATAAGGCCAAAGAGTGAAAGTATCGGCAATACTTATATTCAGAGAAAGTTCTTGATGAACGAACAAACAGACAAACCCAAAAAATCGGTTGGAATACTAACGGCAAAACTCGCCCACTTATGCTTTCAGAGTATGAGGAGGCCGTGAGAAATTGAGCGATTACCGAGGTGGATGCACGAACGAAAGATGAGATGCAGACGTTCATATATAACGATGATTTCCGACCTGAGGCATCAAGCCAAGGTTACGATGATTGTATCATTGCTGATACGATCAGTTGGCAAATGCGAAAATTTCCTTTTCTATCTTTTTAATATTTTTACCTATGCAGAAAGTCACTGGATATGACAAGAAAAAGCAATCATTCGTAGAGAAAGGAATGAAGACAAACGATACTGATAGCTTTGCACTCGATGAAATATATATCGATATATACAGCGTGCATCCTTATATTACTCGCCTTATTGCAAGACGAATGTATATGCTCGGGTGGACTACTACCGAGATAATCTGATGACATCTTGAGGATAATATTTTTTATCCGAAGTCCACTTCCTCATTTTCCCAAGAAATAGAATTACAATGATTCCCATTGAAGTATGCAGGAATAGACAAGGTCTATTGGAAAAAGTTCTGCAAAAAGTTTCTAGCTAGGCATTATCCAAATCTATTATGAAAATCACAAAAGATCAACAAACCCAACTCGCTAATAGAGCAAAGATAATCGATCTTGCGAGCCCTGAGTATCTACGAAAGAAAACAAACGACAACTATAAGTTCATCGTTAAGAAAATACTCGGGCTTGATGTAGGAAAAACCACTATGACGAATGGTGTAGATATGGCTCAACTCATTGTAGAGAGTGGGCTATATTCTGCCATATCTTGAGCTTATAAGGATTCGGTATGAAATGTAGATCTTATTGATGAGACTGAAATGGGTAAATTTATTGATTCACTTATTGCCACTGGTATTGCTGGATGGAAAGTAGCATCGAGCGATGGAAAGACAAAAGAAATAGTGGCCGTGCAATCATCATCATTCTTTGATACGGTCGTTGGAAATGACACAATATATACCGAATTCAAGATATATAAGAATGAGAGTAGTACCTACATATTCACTCGTTCATTTTTCACAGGATATAATGAACTCAAGCTGTATGTTACAACTAGTACCGATCTATCTGATGCAAAAGAAGTTCCTTTGACAAAAATATCTGAAACTAGTGGATTTGATCCAATAGAAAAAACAACAATGAGTGTTCCAGCATTCCAAATGATAAAAAAGTCAGATAGAATATTTGAGAGTGTAAAGACTCTTGTGGATTCGGTTGACCGTCGTATGACCGAGATAGAAATAGAATTCCATAAGCATCTTGATGCAAAAACCATCTACAAGAATATCGATATCAGTCAAAGTGCAATAGATACCGCAACTGGTAAGATTCTCAAGGAGAAGATGTGAAATGAGTTCTTTTGTTCTAGTTCCGATGCCGATATTAAATACGTTGTGAACTCTAATCCTATGATTGATAAGGCTATGGAGTTCATTGATAGAGATATTAGACGTATATCCGCTATCTCCAAAGTTCCTCTCGATTATCTTGGTGTATCAAGTGCAGATGGTGCAATAGGTGCCGAGTCACGTAATGCCAAGAATGCCATATTCTTTGCAAAAGTTCAAAACATACGGGATTTAATCTCAAAGGTATACAATGATCTCATGTGATCAACACTTACTTTCTGACCAATTATAGGCTATGCAGATGATAAAAATACATGAACTCAGTGAGGCGATTCGTGAGCAACAGCTTAATAAATCCGCCCTTCTCGGTGTAATAGTATATGTCCATATATTCCTATATATGGTTTTTATGATTTCATTAATAGTCCACTTCCTATGGTTATAGGATAGTATCTATATATTACTATTGTAAGCGATCGAGCCCGAGAAACTCTCGCCACATTCGCAGGTATGCGTTAAATCCAAAATTCGTAATTTCTAATAATTTCGTCAATGTTCAAATTCAAACGCCCACGGGCAATGTTCGAGGCTGATGGTGGTAATGGATCAGGTGGAGCGGGTGCTGGTTGAGATGGATGAGCTGGTGGTGGTGGTGGTGGAGCTGGAGAAGGTGCTGATCAAAAGGCTACTGATCTTGCAAAGGCACAAGCAGAAATAGTTCGTCTCGGTAAACTCGTCAATGATTCTGCTGAAAAAGAAAGACTTCGCCAAGCCGAAGAATCAAAAAAAGCAGAAGATGAGGCCAAAGCAAAATGAGAGTTTGAAAAACTGGCAACAGAATATAAAACTTCTCTCGATGATATTTCTGGCAAACATACTACTGCAACTGAGCAACTCACAAAGTATGAGGAACACTTCAAGACTCAATACGAGGAATCTCTTAAGGCTCTCTCAAAAGAACAGAAAGATACAATCGAAAAACTTCTTGAGTGAAAATCAAACTTTGATAAAGCGACACTCGTTCCAAGTCTACTAACTCAATTCGGATGAAAAGCATTTGGTAAAGATCCAAAAGGTGGAGATCCTACTACGGTAGCTGACAAATCAAAAGATCTTCTTGCTAAGTGAGATGTTCGTGGGTCTCTATGAGTTAAGCTCGCTGGACTATAGTCCAAAAAATAATATTTCTTAATTTTTTCTCTTATGAACAAGTTTCTACGAAAATTAAAAGTTCGTGCACTCTTTGCACCAGACTCTTCGACCTCAGGAAATCCCGAAGTTATCGGTCTTGATATTTCTCAAGAACTTATGACACTTGCAACCGGTATTTCTCCAGTTCTCTCTCGCTACCTTCAAAATGGTGCTAGTATGGTAGCCACTCAGACGAAACACGAATGGTTCGATGATGTAATCAAGCCAAAGACATTTGTTGTTGGTTCTCGAAGTGGTAACGATGTTACATTCTCTGGAACTACTGTTCCATCAGAGGGATATGTAATCAACTTCAATACTACTGCAGGTGCTAGTATCGCTTGTACTGCACGTGTTACAGCTGTTGTTGGACAAGTTGCTACTCTTGATGTTCTTACTGGTACAATCACTCCAATTGTTGCTACTCTTGTTGCAAGTGTAGTATCAGAAGGTATTCAGGAAGGACGTACGTATGAAAATGGATCATTCCATAAATGACCACGTGAGTACAATATGACTGAGATCTTCGACGAAGGATTCGAGATGTCAGGAACTCTTGCTGCAATCTCTGGAAATGCAAATATGAATTCTACAGAGAAACAAGCAGAAGCCGCACTCAAACGTCTTGCACAAAAGATGACTCGTGCTTCACGTTATGGATTCCGTTACGAGAATGGAAAGGCTCGTGGACATGCTGGTATCAACTACTTCCTTGTAGAACAAGCTGGTGCAAATGTTCTCTCTGTATCTACAACAGTTACAGCACTTGATTTCGATACAATGGTTAACTCTATTATGGATAAATCAGGAGAAACTGGAGAACTTCATATTGTTATTCACGGAAAGTGGGCTCCTACAATTCGAGGATTCAACTCTCGAACTATGCAAGTTACTGACGTTTCAATTGGTGGTGCCGTTAAGGAGTATATCACTTCTACTGGTAAAGTAATTCCAGTTGAATTCGATAATACTGTTCCTCAAAACACTATCTACTTCGAGGATTGGTCACGTATTGCATACGTTCCACTCAATGGACGTGCTGCATTCATCGATGACGAACAAAAGAATCGTGATGGTAAGTATCGCCCTATTACTGGGGAATACACTCTTGAAGTTCGTAATGCGAAAGAGGCTCACGGTGCAATCGTAATCAACTAGTCCCTAATCGTTCCATTTTCTAATTCTATAATCATTCATTTTTTATGTCTGACGCAAAAACAGCAGAAGTAAAGCCTACTGCACAAATAGAACCAGTTGAAAAAGAAGGAGTAACAGCAGAAGTAAAGTCTACTGATACTGCTAAAGCTAAGACAAAGGAAGTAACCATTCCTTGTAAGTACTCTCAAGTTCGTATTGGTACAGAATATTTCGCTCCAGATCATGAAGGAAATATCACTGTTCCGGCAGAACTCGAAAAAGAAGCTAAAAAGGTTTGTGGTGTATAGGAAAGTAGCTACCCAGTTTGCTGGGTGGCTATATCTTATTTTCTACAATATGGTTATTCTCTCTGATACATCTGTACTCCAAGAACAACTCGGATCATATACAAAATCTGATGTTTTTATTGCTGAAAAAATCATTATCAATTATATCAATAAAGATATCGCCAAAGAAGATTGGGATGAGTGACTCTCTATCGCTACTTGCGAGATTGTGAAACGAATGCAACTTGATAAAGGTATCAAGAGTGAATCGGATGATAACCATTCTATTACCTATAGAGATATAAAAAGCATTCAGGATATTCTTGGTGCATCTATAGTAGCCCTCCTTGATTGATATAAGGACTCCCCTACAACTACTGGTATGAATTGATCCTTTTCTATGATATAATGAACGATATTTTTCTCCCTCATATTTGCGATGTATACAAGCCAACTATTACCACTCGGGATCTCCAAGAAGTACAAGAGATGACTCGTATTGCTAAGTGTGTAAAATGTAAGGTGGTAGAACAAAAGGCAAAGTGGATAAATGGGCAGTATGTAATGGAAAGAAGCGATGAGACAAGTATTGTTTTTCTATCCTGTCAGGATATAGAAAAATGATATAAGATTGTCATATGAGATCGTTCATATACAGTATCTGACATTCAACCTCGCAACTTTGCATCATGATACGATGCTTGAAAGAGGACAACTTGCAAACTACTGTAAAATCTCTATACTATGTTTGAAAACTTTGAAAAACATATTCTTGATAAGGTAAAAACACTCTTACTGAGATTGTAGTAGATCTTGCTGATGCTATCGATGAAAAGACTCCAGAAGATACATACGAGCTCATTTCTCGTAATCAAATAGATATGCCTCACCAAGAGTGAGATAGCATAAAGGCTCGAGTATTCAATGATGATCCAAAGGCTATATTCGTGGAATATGGTCAAGAACCAAAGACAATGAATTACTATAAGTGATCTGGTCGTAGGAAGTGAGGCAGTCCATTCTATCAGGGGGTAGGTGCTAGGATGTTCTCAAATTCATTAAAGGAAAAACTTCCAGAAATAAGAGAAAAACTCTGAAATATAACTAAAAAATAATGGACTTAAATGAAGCTGGCAAGCTTATGCCCGTTACTCTCGATTTTACAGCAATAGTAAACGCTATAAAAGCAAATACAAAAATCTCCAATCTCATTGGGGATAGAGTTACATTTATGCCACCTCAAAAATGAAAATTCCCTTATGTATTCTTTGATGTGTATAGTCAAACTCAATTGAACTCTGACGATCGACAAGCGGTATATTTCCAATGTTCTTGCTGATGGAGACTCATAGCTCCATCATCCTGGACAAGAACTCAGATGGATAATCTCATGGCAGAAATACTCCTTACAATACAAACATTCGAGAGGACTACAATTGATGCAAGAACAGTATGAAATAATGTTACTGCTGAGATCTATAGGGTCGAGATAAATAAGCCAGTATTCTTTGATGATATCAATGAAAAATGATACAAGACTCTCATTAATGATGTAGATTTCGAATACAAGTAGTTGACATTTATTATTATAAGCTATAGTGAATATGTTTTATTATTCACTATTTTTTATGAAAAAGTGTCCTATGTGTGCGGAGGAAATACAAGATGAAGCGATAAAGTGTAAACACTGTAAAAGTGAATTAGTGTTAAAAAAAGAAGAATTTGCAAAGAAAAAATCTTTTTTAAAGTCTTGGAAATTTTGGATAATTATATTATCAACACTATTATTAATAACTATACTTTCATGATGAAACAATCCTAATCCTACATATAATCTTGTATATACTCCTCAAATATCTGAGAAAGATTCATATATAGCAAATAATATTACAATTATAGAAAATGATTGTAAAAATTGACTCAAAAAACAATACAAGGAAGCATGGAGCATAAAACTATCTCCATACTCAATATATGAATGAGAAATAAAAATTAGATGAACAATTGCTGGAATAAAAAAATGAACTACTCGATCTGCTCAACAAACGTTATGTTCATATAAATGGGATGATATAAAAAAAATATACTCAGCATACGAATATGAAATATTTGAATAAATAATTCCACTTCCTAATCATTCTAGGATATATCGATATACTCATGTCGTTATATCCTTTTTTTTTATGGGCAAAACTGCAAAAAACAAAGAGATCACCGAGGAAACTCAGTCTCTCACAACTGTTACCTTCACTCGTACATATAATAGTGGCGAGGAGAGATTTGTTAGATGACAATCTTACGAGGTTACAAGCAAGTATGCAGTTATCCTAAAAAAGAAAGGTGTAATCTAAGACAATTCTCGGGTATGTCTTGGTTTATTTCACTAAATCAAGCACACTATGTCTGCAACAAAACCACACGATTTAGCGACCTCAGTTGCGGTAGTATACGTTATGAACGTAGACCCACTTGCTGTAGTTCCTAAAATCCTTCCAGATCAATCAAATCTTGATACAGTATATTCTGCACTCAAAACAGAATATCCGTTCGCTTCATTCAAGAAGTTGGCAAGTACAAAGGGTGTACAGATCTCTGAAACACCTGATGCAAACAATCAGCAAGTAACCGTAGATGATGGAAATGCACTCATTTATGACGTGTCTATTCCTGATTCAAAAGTTTCTACTTCTTGGTATGAATCTCGTAATACTGATGTTCGAGAAATTCTTTTTGGAAAACAAGCTGTTACTATTACTGAAACACTTGTTGACTTTGAACTCTCTGCAACAGTCAAAGAGCCTACAGAGAACGCTCATCTCGTTGTACTTATTCTTGCAACTCGTCCAGATGGAAAGATTGAAGAATTCTATCTTGTAGATGGAAAAGTTACTGGAGATATCGTTACTTCATTCTTGAAGTACAAGGAACCACCTGTTGGATCTGACCTCACTTTCGTTACTAACGATGGTGGATATATCCTCAGAAAGACTCCTAAGCTCTAGTCCACATATTCATTTTCTGAAACTTAGATCCTATACTTTTTTGTATAGGATTTTTTATTATTCCCAATGAATTACCCACTCAGAAAAACATTCACAATATACCTTACTATCCATTTATTTTGGAGAGAAAAGACTATTCGCCTTGAGATACCTCAAGCGACTATTCGTGATATATCTGAGTTCTCAAATCTTACAGATATCCAAAGAAGTACTTGGACTATTCTAAAACTCAAAGAGTGGGGTGCTTGACTCTATTCCACTCGCCTTGCCTGATTTCTTGGTAGTAATATTGAAGGCATACTTGCAGATACTTTCTTCCATAAGAGAGAACAAAAAAGACTTCCAGAGAGTGTTGTAAATCTATCGAGTAAGGAGTGAATCTATGACTATGATAGTCCTGATAGTGTGCTATTCGCCACCATAGCTACCGAGTACGGAATAGATCCACATAATCTATTGGACTATACTATGGATGAGCTCTCATATCTCCTTCTAGCCCTACAGTATAAATATCTCAATGAGGAGCAAAAAAAGGAATTGGCACGAATAAAAATAGAACAAGAGTTCATTGATAATAAGGAAATTATAGATCAAGATATCAATACTCTTGATGATTACTTCAATAACAATAAATAAGTATGAATGAGGTACTAACGATAGACTTCGATGTGAAGACTGGGAAAGTTACAAAATGACTCGATACTCTTCGAGATGATATTTCGTGATTCCAAAAAAGGATTGAGAGTGGCGAAGGAATAACTCTTGCACTCAATAAGGCAAAAGTTCAACAGGATCTTGTAGAGGTTAGAAGATTAATAAAGGTTGCTGAGGAAAGATGAGATTTTAATGCACTTATTCAATATAGGGCCGATGAGAATCTATTGAAACAAACACTTACACAATCAAATAGAGAGCTCACAAATTTTCTTCGTACTGGTGAAAAGGATGTGAGTGTTCTTGGTAAATTATTTGGATCTCTTGAAAATAAGATCGAGTGAGTAGAGATGGAACTCATTAAGATGTGACGATCAGAAAAAGAGGTGGCACACCTCAGGAATCGAATGAATGAGCTCAATGACTCTTTTAAGTCTTGAACTATCAGTGCACAACAAATGGCAATGGAGATGAACAAGCTCGAAAATGAAATGAACAATATAAAGAATGCACCTCAAGGATTCCAGGAGAAAATGAGTGTAGCCTATGGGAAAGTAATGGGATATATTGCACTTATTACAACGGCCATTTATGCTCTTAAATCTGCTTGGAATGAAGCCATTGAAGGAGAGAGAATAGATATACAGCTTACTAATAGACTCAATGGTATTGGATCGACTGTATGACGTACAAAAGACCAAATAAAAGATCTATCGAGTGCACTATCTGATATGACTACTATTGATGAGGATGCTATTACAAATATGGAATCAAGATTGCTGAATTTTAGCAACGTACAAGGGGATGTATTCGATAAAGCAAGCAAGGTAGCACTTGACTATGCAACTTCTATGAATGATGGAGTAACTCCAACTGTAGAGGATCTTACATCAAGTATAGATCTTATGTGAAAGGTTCTAAATAATCCATATGATGGATGGAAAAAACTTGAAAAGGCTGGAATTGAATTTACTGCATCAGAAGAGTTAAAAATACAAAAATTTGAGAAAACAAACGATATTATTGGTGCACAAAATCTTATTATCCAAAAACTAGAAAACCAATATGGATCTAGTGCCGAAGCGATAAAGGATAGTACAGAAGGTATGACGAATTCAGTAAAAAATAGTTGGAATGATACACTTGAAAATACTTGATCTGGACTTATAGGATTTGTTTCATTTATAAAAAATGAATTTATTGATCCTATTATATCTGGTTGGTCATATATATGAGATGCTCTATGAACTATTTTATGAAGTATTACATGAGAAACTGCTACAGCAAGTAGTGAACAAATATCTATATGGCAAAAAACTCTCTACGTTATTAGTGTAATATGGGGAACAATTAAATGAGTAATTGTATGAGTATTTGATGCAATATTAGATTATGGATTTCAGGCATTCGATTATCTATTTCGTAGTTCTGAAACAATTTGAGAAAGATTAAAAAGCTCATTTATAAGTGCATGACAAGCTGTTGCAAATACTCTTATTAACATAGTAAATAAGACAATTTCTCTCATGTTAACTCCAATAAATTTTGCTATTTCACGAATGAATGATCTCATTACTTTAGCAAACAAAGTACCATGAATAAATTTTTGAAAAGTTGGTAGTGTAGGATTCTCATTCAATTGAGTTGGCGATGGAAAGTGAATTTTTGATAAAATATGAGATGGATTAAAGTGATTAGATACTTGAATTGCATCATTCATAGTATGAATATGAAAAAAAGTAAGAGATGGAGTAGAAAAAAATGTGAATTCTATAAAAGTACCATGAATAAATCCATCTGGGTCTTGAGCTAAATGATCTGGATCAAAACTAGATCTATGAGCTCTTGATCTTCCTACAGGCGGTGGCGGTTGAGGTTCTTGAAAATCCGCTCGTGATAAACAGCTTGAGGCAGAAAAGAAAAGACTTGAAGAGGTTAAAAAGAAAGAAGAGGAGCTAGCCAAGGCTCGCACTACAGCATATGAGAAGGCTATAAAGAGTTCTGATGCTTTCAAGAGTGCAGTAGAGGAAGCAAACAAAAAGCTCGATGAACAGAAGAGAAAGATGGACGAGCTCAAAGCAAAAGCTACTGAGACTCTATTGGATATCGAAGAGAAAATGTCTTGAGAAAAAACGAGTCTCCAGGACAAACTTGCACAACGATATCTCAAGATATTTGATGAATTACGATCCTCTCTTGGATGAGCGGATAGTGTTTTCGCTTGAGCTACAAATGCAGATCTTGAATCTGCACTATTCTGATGACAGATTGGTGGATCTTCATTTGATGCACTCAAGAAAGAGATTGAACTTATCAAGTCTACTCTATCTTCTGACGAACTCTCTCTTGCAGTTACTAAGGAAAAACGTAGTGAAACCGAGAAGATCACCGCAGAATATCAAAAACAATTCGATCTGAATCAGAGAGAGAAAGACGTTGCAGATGCAAAACTCAATAATAGATTCCTGACGAATGAAAAAACTGGAGAACTTCAATTCCTTGATAAGAATTGAGAGGTTATTCAGTGATGAAATAGATCTCAAGTAAAAGACTTTGCAACTCAGGCAAAAGAAGTACAAGATATTGCGGATGAGTCTATAAGAATCGAGGCTGAGAAAATGACAAAAATATCTGCAATCGTAAAAGACTATGAAGATGAGCGTGCAAGACTTCGCAACAACTATTACGCTGAGGATAAAAATCTCAAGATAGCTCAAGAGAATATGGCCCAGGCATTTTTCAAGGAAGAGCTTGCAAGAATTACTACTATGAAGACTGAAGCTATCAATCTTACGAATGCACTCATCTCACTTAAAAATGCTGGTGGATCTGCACAGAATGTAACCAATATATGACCAACAATCAATAACAATCAACAGAGTACTCAGGTGGTGCAAGTGAAGACTGTTTCTGATGTACAGCAAGTAAACAAAACTCTTGGTATTGGTATAACTCTTAAAAAATAATATGATCTACAAAAAAGTAAAATATCGATGAGTATCTCTATGGGATTCTCAATACTCAGATCCAGTTACTCCATCGTATCTTGTTTTGCAAGATATGGATATGCGAGTTGGTTATGATACCAAGAGTGAGTCGATATCGGTGTATCATGGGGAAAAGTGATATCTTACCACTGCAGGTGGTAGGACTTGGAAAGTCTCGTGAGTGATCGCTGAGACAGATCCAGCAAAACGACAAACCGCTATCGACTATCTCAAGTCTATTATTCGTCCAGAAGGTATACTATCCAACGATCCGAATCATAGAATAGAGTGGCAAGATTTCCAAGATCGTACATTTTGGGCGATGGCCCGAGTGAATAGCGAAGTTTCATTTTCGCATCAAGTACGATCTACAATTATACAATTCTCATTTGAGCTATGGAGCGAGTCTCCTCAGTATTTTGGGAATACTCTCAATACCTATTCACTTACTCCTACTCAACAGGCTTTTTGATTATTCTCTGGGGATAGTGATTGAGTTCACTTGGGATATATTCCAGATATTGGGAATCTTTCAGGATGATTCTCTATTACGAATGCTGGTAACTTCGAGGCTGGAGTGGAGATTACCGATGTATCATGACAAGATGGTGTATTTTATATCAACAATACCAATGGATTGAGATATGGAGTCAATGGGCTATCTATGCAACGAATTATTGATACAAGAGTTCGTCCAACACTTGTAACGGATTATGGAGTGGATAACTCAAAAAATAGAATGAAAGGATCCACAGGATTCTTACTTTCTCCAGGAGTAAATTATGTTTCGGCTAATATAGCCAATTATGACTACGATAATCCGCCACCAGAAAACTCTATAACTCTAAAATGGTACGATACTTATATTTAATATGCAAAACCTCTACAACATAAAAATATACGATGGAATCTACTGAGACATAACAGCTCAGAGAGACGATTTTTCCAAAATATCTATCCAAAAAGATATTGCAGATATTTCTATAGCAACCATTACATCTCCAATATTCGAAGGACTCAAAAATCTTGATCGTATTGATATTTGCACTCTCGATGATACTGATACAGTCATTTTTAGTGGATTTGTGAAGAACATAAAAATAGACGATGAGACTATGGAGATTCCAGTAGTCGGGATGAAATCACTCCTGCAGAGAAAGTACCTCACCGCAGATATTACAACAACATCATTCGATACTCTCATTAATACATTCCTATCACAATGGGCTGTTGTTGGAGAAACTCTTACTATAGAGAGACAAGAAGAGTTCACAATCAAAAATGATACTCGAGCCAAGTGATCCAATATTTATGACATCCTCAACGAAGTATGCGGAACAACGTATGCCTTTGATTACGATATTTTGAATAGGAAAATAATAGTAAAAAAGACTCTCGGGAATGCTATAGAAAATGTCTATACCTATTCACAGTACCACATGGATAATAACATATCCAGTGTATCACTCGATCAGACTGAGAATATCCGTAATCTTTCTATGGTATTCGCCACTTGAGTAAATACAGTTATCGACTGAAATTCTGCAAGCAAGTATGGGATCCTATGAGTCGACTCTACATCTACCGAATATATCGGAGTAACGAAAGAATTTTCACTTTCCATTAGTGATGATACTCTATCGGCTGGAGACTCTCTCACTATTGAGATACTCAGTGATTCATATCGTACCTACTATGGAACCGCCTATGTAGTTCGTGAGAGTATGCTCATAGAAAAATGATGAGTGAGTAAGGAACTAGAAATATCTACAATAATATCAAAAGAAAAAACACTTTCTCAGCTAATAATTTCATTACAAAAATAAGTCCACTTATTCATTTTCTCAAATAGTCATAGTAATATCGTTTTTATAAAAAACAACTATGGCTATTCGTGCTTGAAAAATCAATGGAAAAAATCTGAATTATATAGATCAAGATAATTCAGCTCTCGACTATGCACTCGTTAATAGTGGTATTATTGAGGGTATGCAAGTTAGTACATGACAAGTTTCTATTGGTCGTGCAATTCTCATCACAAAAAGAACAAGCATTACTCCAAATCAAAAATTTGGAATTCATTTAGAAATCACATCTACAGAAACAATTGATACTACTGGAACCAAGAAAGTATGGATTGCAGTAGATCCTCAGTATATAAATGTTGGAACTCTTGCAACAAATCCTATGGGTACTCAGCTTGCTAGTATTCAAACAGGGGCAAGTTATCCAGCAGATTCAGCATACTATATCCCCCTCGCCTCTATCACGAGTGGAACTATTACTGATGCAAGAACACTTATTTCCAAAAAAGCACTTCTATCAAAATGATACTGAGCAAATAAGCATAAAAGAATAAATCTTACAAGTGGAGATGAGGAATTAAAAGATGTTAGTCTTGTAACAGTTCCAACTGCATGAGATATTATAAGGCTGGAAAAGTGAGATTGAAATTACGAAGATATTACCTATCCAAATTTTAAGGCTGATATTATTCAATCAGCAAGTCCAACTATTCAAGAAACTAATTTTGAGTCGATAATTGCTACTGGAGATATTGTAGGTCAGACTCCAGATTGAATATATAAAGTTCAACAAGAAGTGAAAACAAGTACTGCACTTGGTGGCACAAATACTTATTTGGATCATTGTTTTATATCAGCTGGAAAGTTCTTAGTTCTTTATGCAAGTGGATGAAATGTAAATGCTGTTGTAGCTACATTATCAAGTGGAGATGCTATGACATACGGAACTCCTGTCAGTCTATGAAGTGCTGCAACTCCTACTGGTAAGGTTGCACTCATAAATACAAATAAATTGATTGCAGTATTCGCTGCAACTGCATCAACTACAGCCACTCAAATTGTTATTACTATTTCTTGAACATCAGTTACGGCAGGTACTGCACTTAATGAAACACAGGCTGCAAACTGTGTAATACGAGCAGTATGTAAGGTTAGAACAGATTGTTTTGCATATTGTTTTGGTGTAGGCATTCAACCATCAGGAATAAAAGTAAATACAGTAAGTGGAACAACAATTTCTGCTGGTACAGTTATTGCAACATTCAATTTTTGATTCAGTCAAGATACAGTTACTTGTGCATACCTATCAGATAATAAAATATCATTTTCAGAAGGTATTTCGGTTAATAATACTACAAATGTAAAAATATATGCAATAACTGGATGAGGTACAACTGTTGCAACTACGTATACATGAAGTATATCAATTGCAACTGGATGAGGTTGTTATCATTCGAGATATTCAGATACAGAAGTAGTTATTACTAATACTGCTAATACGGAACGGTCAATATTTACTATCCCTGGAGCTGGAACGACTCTCGTAAAAACAACTCTTACAGCCAATGCAGGTGCAAATTATAATACAATCCCATTATTCACGAATATATATGGAATAAATACAGGGTCTACAATACTCGTATATCAGAGAGATATACTAATTGGTACAATAGCAAGTACTCCAGCATATAACACGCAAGGTATACAATATGATAATTGACGAATTATATTCTTCAATGGAACAACTCTTATCCCAACAATAGTAAATCTTGCAAGGATATTTTCAATTGGTGTAGCATTTAATGCTACCTGAACTTTTATGCCAAGCAGGCTTACATCACTAATAACAGGAATCATTAAATGATATAGGTATTATTCTCAATTAAATTGAACCATATCTAACTGAATTTGATCTACAAATACTGTAGATATGACGAAGTTCTTTGGTCGTTGAGTTCTCAATGACAAAATAATGATAGAAGTATAAATTTTTAATATCGGTAACTTATAATTTATGTGAATGGAAGTAGCAAGTAGCATCATCAATGAAACAGGATCTGCAGTAACAAAAATAGGTGCAACAGAACGTACACTATTCGTATGAGTTATGATAGCATTCTTGATGTTTTCTGGATTCTTTATGTGGCTATCATCCGAGAGTCAAAGAGAGCAAAGAGATACTTTCTTAAATTCTATGGATCGTAGGGATGATAAGATGAGCGAATCACTCAATAAAGTTACTGATGCACTCAATAAGAATACTGAAGTAATGATCGAAATTAAATCTCGAATTAAAAATTAATATGACCTGCTCTACTATTCAAAAAAGCATCTCGAAATTCAAGTGAAATACTCTTATTCGTTCTTTCGTTTTCAAGGACAAAAATGGTACTGCAATCAATCTAACTGGTTCAGTTATCAAGTTTTCAGTCAAGAAAAACGTATCAGATACGACTCATGTTCTCCAGGAGAATCTCGTTATTACTGATGCACTAAATGGGAAAGCATCAATATCGGTAGATCTTAGTATGGAAGTAGATGTCTATGTATATGACTTTCATTGGATCAAATCCGATGGAAAAAAGGAAACGATCGAACTATGAAAACTCACTATTACTAACTGAGCCACCTAATGGAAACCCCTATCATACTCATTGAAGAGACTACTATAGTCACTATAGATGAGGAAATCACATCAATTACGATTGAAGAGACTACCACAGTGATCGAATCGCAAGCAGAACAAGGGCCATCTTGACCAAAGTGAGATCCTTGAGACGGAATATCTGTAGAGTGAGAAACCCCAACCGGTGTAATAGATTGAATCAATACAAATTACGCTCTCGAACATACTCCAAGTAACTGAGTAAGACTCTATGTGAATGGAATGAGGCAAAAAGAACCAGGCGACTACACCTTATCATCCAACATTATCACTTTTATTTCCCCACTCATTCCGTGAGATATTCTTCTTGCAGATTATAACTACTAACCTTTCATTTTATGACAACTCGTATTCGACGATGACAAATACAAGACGGTGCTATAGATAACTCCAAGCAGAGTTTCGGGACTCCTTCTGCTGGAACTGATGCTGTCATTCTTAGCTATCTACAATCCTACGTGGCTGATGCTATCGGTGCATCCAATCTCAAGGATGCTGTTCGTGTAGCAACTACTGCCAATGGAGCAATTGCAACAGCATATGCCAATGGTCAAACAGTCGATGGAATCACTCTCGTTACTGGGGATCGTATTCTCCTAAAAAATCAATCAACAGGCTCTGAAAATGGTATTTATACCGTGAATGCCTCAGGTGCTCCAACTCGTGCTAGTGATGCAGATAGTGCGACAGATATTGCTGATACAGTGGTATATGTTTCTCAAGGAACTGCAAATGCTGATACAGGGTGGAAACTTGTAACTGACTCAATTGTACTCGGTACAACAGCCCTTGTATTCACTCCACTTACTGTATCAAGCCTGACAAGTGGAAACTTCTCTATTAATGAAACTCCTGCTGGTGCAATTAATGGATCAAATACTGCCTTCACTACTGGAAATGCTCCAGTAGCAGGAACTGTACAAGTATTCTTGAATGGATTACTCCAGACTGCCACCGATGACTACAACATATCAGGATCAAATATTACCTATACCACCGCTCCGATTGTTGGTGATGTACTTCGTGTATCTTACATTAAATAATTATGTCTACTCAACTCGACTGACGACAAATAAAGGATGATTCTATACCTGCTTCCAAGATTATTTGATGAGTTGGTTGAGGTTCTGGAATATCAGAAGATCTTGCCATTGCATATTCAGTAAGCCTATAGTATGAAAACAATTCCTATAACATATCAGTTCGACGCTTCATTAAAAACTGTCACGTGTACGGATTTTTCTGCTATAGAAAAAATTGCGATTATCACAAATCTCACAACAGGAGAAATGATATATCAGTTCAACAACCCTTTGAAATCTGGAACACTCACAGAAAATACTCTCACACTTGTATACGACACTACCACGATGAGTGATACGGATGAATTGCAGATAATCATACATGGGAAACTTCCAGAGTCTGATACTGGTAGAATTCTTGTAGAAGATGAAGTATCGGTACTACTCAAGGCGATTCTCACAACTCTACAAATGCCGAGAAATGCCGATACCTGGACGAACTCTGATCGAGTAAATATCGTTGCAGGATGAGTAAACATAAATGCTAATCAAACTCTTGCAACACTCACAACCCTTGGAACGATACAAAATTTCAACTGACAACAAGCACATATTATGAGTGTAGCAAGTGAGATAAATGCTTGGTATAACGGACAACGTTCAACTATTTCTTAATTATTTTTTTTATATGGATCAAGAATTTGATAAAGTGGAAGCTTACGCTTATGAAAAAATACTTCCAGATGGAAGTAAACAAAATGCATCACTCATCATTAGGAGTCGTGTAGTAGCATTTACTGATGATAGTGAGGTAAATAATCCAACAGGAGATGAATCAGCATATTTCTATGGAATATCTATAGATGGTGTTCGTGAGCAACTCACAACCTTCCAGCCTTGAGAGGAAGGATTCAAGCCAATGACGAAAGAGGAGGCTAAAAAATTCTTGCAAGACGACATAGATCAAACACTTCTTAATTACTGAATTCAATAATATGGCTAATAATTTCGTCAAATGACTTGATCTACTTATGTGGAGACCTACACAACGTGATATGAATAATGCACATGGTGCAGGAGTTTCTTGGTGTTCTGATAAAAGATCAGATATATCAAGAAATCCATTCTTGTATCAATTGTTTTCTAATACTGTACTTAATCGATGGAATATTGTCACAAAGTGACAATGACAGGCTACAAATCCTGGTCTTGGTGGTACTTTTGGTGCTGGTGCAACCAGTGAATTTGCTCCATCACGAGCACTTGAAGGAAATATTACTACTGGATGTACTGATACGAAAATAGTTACAAGTACTGTTATTACAGCGATAGGAACAAATATGCTGGCGAATCGATGAGGTAGTGGGGATTACGGGTATAAAATCCGAATCATCGGAAAAACAGCAGGAAAAATTGAAGAGCGTTTTATCATCGGAAATACTGGCGGAACAACTCCGACTGTATGGCTTGATAAGCCTCTCACATTTACTCCAACAACTGGTGATACTTATGAGATTCTTGGTGGTGCTGTATATATGCTTGGTGCAGGAGTAATTGCAGCAACTTCTTTTCGTTCGATGGAAGTGGCCGCTAATGCAGTCACATCACTATCAAATACAAATCTTCCAGGAACAATCTCTACAGATTCTTATATGACTGCTCTCGATGAGCAATACACGCCATATAATATAGAACCTTGATGTGGAATGATTCTTGGAACATTTCTCTATGATGATGGAACTGTAACGGATAGATATGCTCTCGTTGCTACTGGTAGTGGTGCATCATCACTCACGGGACAAGTATCTCTCGGTGATGCTGTAATCATTGCGAATGAATATAGAAATTTTCAAATTCGAGTGGTTCAAGATACAACAACTCCGTCAGCAGTATGACAACGAAGAATTATCGCATCTCATACCGCTTGACCATCTCCAGTCTATACACTGGGTACAGCTTGGACAGTTACTCCATCTACAACTGCAAAATATGTAATTGAGATGCCAAATCTTCTATTACTCCGATCAACAGCCACTGCAACTCTATATGTATACAACTACAATAAGGAGACCATCAACAATGGAACAAATAACATTGTTGCTAATGCTTGGAGTACAGCATATTTTGGCACTCCGTCAGGTGCTGTTGGTGCTGGATGTATGATTGCACCATCATTTGGAATTCAACCAGATATTGGAAGAAATGCCAGACATTCAGTAATCTATTTTTTCCGTGGTGCCAATGGAACGGTAGTCGACACTCTTGATATTGCTGGTGCGATTGCTGGAACTTGGGCATCCACAATCTTATATGATGGAAACCAGATTGCATTCAATACTGGTGCCTGTGGTGATTATGCTCCTTGCGACAATGAAGGACGTATGTTCTATATTAATGCCTACGTCGCATCTATCAATAATCAGATCTATCGATTCGATGTACAAAATAGAGTACTAAGTCCATATACTCCGACTGCAATGCTACAATCTGGAACTGCAGCAGTATGAAATCGTATCGCTACCTATGCAGTCATAAAAAGCACAACCGAAAAATACACGTCATTATTTCTGCAGGCACATCTTGCTTCGTCTGCATACGAAATAATAACTCAGATATAGCTATGCAAAACCTCTCTAAAATCGCCACATTCTTAGAAATGGAAGAAATAGCTAATTGATGTGGTGGCAAGACAGGTTTTCGTTTTGAAACAGTTATTGAGGTATTAAAACAGCTCCCATACTTCGATCACATAAAGTGAGAGGATCTATGGGTAAAACTTCGGTCACTCTGTGCTATTCATGATATGCTCTATGATCTCGGTGGAAATTGGGTGCATAGGCTCGTTGCGGATGTATGGTTTGTTACTCAAGTATTCGATCTTTTCTCCTGGATTGATTGGAAGTATCGGTGGAGTTTCTGTATATCAATACACATAGGTGTGAGAAGATGCTGAAGGGAATATTTTAATTATTGCTAACATTCGCACTATGGAAAAATACAATAAAGAGCCAGAGGAAAAGCCTCAACACATCGCACACTATCAAACATCGCTTCGAAGAGAAACGATCCATAGAATTATCGAAAAGGAACAACTCTCAGAACTCGAAGTATGAAGAACTCCGATATGCACACAATACCTATCTCCAATAGAAGTACTTCATAATATCTGATTTTAATATATGGATAATCGTTGTACTGGAATCACATATGTAGATGGTAAGAAAGAAATTCTCTATACAAGGCAAGCACCAGTTAGAGAATGAATCGCTGAAGTTACTTATCCTGAACTTACTAGCGAGCAAGTCCAAGAGATAATTGATGCGAAGATAAAAAGAGTCCAGGAATTACTCTCTAAACATTTCTAATATGAAAATAGAAATCCCAGACAAAATTGTGGAAGAGATAATGGAATCTAATTTCATTACTTCTCGATGAGATATACAAACAGCAGAGGCAAGGGCTGAATATTCTCGTAGACTTCAGTCGCATTACTCTGAAATAATCGGTGCAATAGTCCTAAAAATGATTATTTCTCACGGGATGCTCCCAACTCAATCTAACTATTAATCTGATTAAAAATGATTGCATCACAACCATCACAATACAAACCACTCAATGTACATTGACCTCGAAGACTCTCAAAACGTCATCGATGAAATCCAAAAGGTGGAGAAATGAATCCTAAGGAATTCAGATACTACGAAGCACGAGATATGATTATTCCTAATATTCTATAGGTATGATATTTAATCAATGAAAATTTCCAGAGTGTAAATGATATGGTTTTTTGACAGCAATATCTATACATAATCCAAGTGTTGATCCAGCACCAATTATAAGCGCAATCAATGAAGACTATAGATGACTCATTACAAATCGTAATGCTTGAGAATTTTTTAAATCTCGTTGATTCATTAAAGACTATGAGGTAGTTCCAAGACTCAAGGCAAAGGCTCTCCTGAATCGTTGAATCCCTCTCATAGCCAATATCTCGTGAGTTGATTGGAAGGCTACAGCAAAGCCACCATATAGGGCGGTATTTGATAGGCATATAGGCTCGCATAACTGTACTCTTGTAGACTATGATAAGTATACAAGACTCATAAAAGTAGATAATACATACTGAGAAGAGTGGTGAGACAAATGATCATACTACTTACACGCTGATGATCTCGATAAGGTAACAGAATTTTGCAAAATAATTTTATAAAATATGCTTCATAGAGAATTCAATAAAACATACATCTGACAACCATATAAAGAGCCTTGAATGGATACTATAGAATGTGTGGGTCTACCAAAACTCTATTGTCGTAAATTATGATTTCCAATTGGAGCATTTGGATGATCTGCAATAAATGGGTGGGAGACTGGTTGTCCTTTTGATGACAAGTGGAAACGAGTAGAGTATAAGCCTTGACTCTATCCACCACAATGAGCGATACTTTTTTGGAGTGAAAAACGATGCAAATATGGGCATACTTGAGTTTCCAACAAGTTCTGTAATGCAAATGTACTCAGATATATTGATAGTAATGGAACAGGCCATAGGGACGTAATAACAGCAAGATTTACGGATTACAAAAATTTCCTTGGTTGGTTTGAGCGTATTCGCTAGTTGAGTTTTTGCATCTCATCAATTTGATCTTTGAGTCATAAATGGAAATAGATTGCCGTAGTGGTTATCTGTGAATGTCACATAGCCTGTTGGATCGAGTAGATATTCACTCACTTTTTTACACAAAGTGAAGCATATGAATGTCTGAGTAAGTGCGGATGAACATTCATACCAAGAGTACGAGAAATTCGGTTGAAAACGTCGGAAATAGCCCGAGATTGTAACTCTCAACCATAAGCATCACAAAAGACTGTCTCTCCAGGCAGTTTTTTTCTAATCTCGAACCATCCTTGCAATGTGTCCTGGAGTTTTTTAGGGAGTGGGATAATTCTATCTTTCTGGCCCTTCCCTTCTCTGATTATCAAATGATCCTTCTTACAGTCATCTATTCGTAGATTTGCCACTTCTTTTCGTCTCATGCCACTATACACCATCGCTTCTATCATGACATAGTTCCTCATATTGTAGAACTTATTATAGGTATTGTATGTCATAAGTGCAGTATAGAGCCTTTCTAGTGATTCCTCATCCATTGATTTTGGTATAGCCTTTGCAAGTTTTGGCTTCTTGAATTTGGTAATATGAACGTCCTGGATCACTTCTATAGATTTCAAAAAATCAGTATATTTTTTTATTGATATGTGATACTTTGATCTTGTTGAATTGCTGAGGTTAGCATGCTTTCACTCGAAAAGTGAGAGATACCCAAATTTGAGCTTGATAATATTTCCAAAATCACTTGGGCCATCGAAGCTACAATTCCGAATGAAAAGGTAAATGAAAGAATTATAGAATTTCATTGTATCTGGAGTAAGACCCTCACTCTTCATTTGCAGTACAAATTCTGCAAGATAATAATTTTTTACAATATTCTCTGGGATATTATGGAGCGGATCAACAGCTTTTTGCATACGAAAAAAAGGATTTAATGAATAAATCCTGATTAATCGAGAATAAAGTATTTTTGTTCTACCAACACATAGACGACTTGGAATATACGTTGTGTATATTTTTTGCGTATGTGACTCCGTTGTTTTCCGCATTGTAATACGGATGGTGGCGAGACCCGGACTTGAACCGGGGACACATAGATTTTCAGTCGTTGTTGTGGTAGATTTACTTTAGTAATCCTTTATTAATCAGGATATTTGTATTTATTGATATTTTTCGCTATTCCCTACTAGACACATAGACATTTATTGCATTTCTTATTGGAACCATAATAAGCCAGCCTAATAACATTCCGAGAATGAGTGAGATTGCATTTATCATTTTTGTAAAATTATTGGTAAATACACTGACAGGATCTCTCTATCATATCACGAGTTGCAGAGGGAAAAAACAATCGGATCTCATCGATCGTAGTAAATCCATCTTCTATAACTTTTTTGAGTTTTCATTTTGGAACCAACATCTCACAAGCAATCTCTTCTGCTCGTTGCTCGGAGTACTTGTTATCTTCCCCACACGAATCATCTATACAATGTCATATCTCGTGAGCTAGAATCCTCTCCTTATCGAATCCAGTGAGTGAAGTACATATTCCTATGCACCATGTATCTCACTTTCTCATACTCGCACCAAGTATCTTACTACAAAAATTAACAGAACGAACAATGGTATTATCTGGGATATGCAGTTTAAACATATTTTTTGGATAGAAATAATCCTGAGTATACAACCAATTATTAATTTTTTATTAATTCTTGAGAGATTTATTTTCAATGACAATGTTTAAATTTTTTACCACCTCAACAATGACATTTATCATTTGGTCTTATTCACTTTGGTGGAGTTGTATTTACTTGTTCAACAAAATCTATCTTTCTCCTTGATGGAAGACAAAAAGAAAATACAGTTTGTCACTCATGAAGGGATAATGCAAAATCTCATTGTGAGATAATATCCATTCAAATAAGAACATCACAATCTATTTTTGCAGTTATTCAACTAAGCTTAAGTGTTCATCATACGTTATTCGGTAAAATAACATTTGCTGAATATATTCAGCACTCCTCTTGTCATCATACTCAACTAATATTTCATATATCTATTGGTGATAATCATAGTTTTTTTACAAAATCCTCAGATATACATGATATCGTTGCTCAAGTATCCCATAGTGCAACTCACTCTGATATAACTTTTTTTTCGTCATCCACTACTTTTATATTTGTAAGTGGTCTGTTGGATATTCAACTATAGTGAATAGTAAAAGCATTAGGCATATGTTACTGTAATGATAGGGTTAATCCATACAGTTGGTTGTTCTCCGCATAATGTTACGCAAAAATTTCAAGCACCGTATGTTTTCCTACCAATTACAGCAAGGTTCTGCTCGTCGTCAGAAGTTTGAATAACTTCCTTATTCACGATAAGCATATATTTTCATTCATAAGATTCAATAAGAGACTTCTTGTTATCAAGAAACCATTGTTTATTTTCTCTCACGGATGTAAACTTTGTTACTGTCATGGTAAGATTATAGCACATAAATAAAAAAACTCCAAATTTATCACTAGACATCTTTAAAAGCTTCAATCATCTTCATTATTGCATCTTGCTTGTTCTTGTCGGTAACTCACACCTCTGCAAAGAATGCTACCTTTGGATCTTCAATACTTCCCTGCTCTACTCCGAGATCCTCACGAATGAACTCTTCCATCTTACGAACAAATTGATCTTCGGATATTCCATAGGCTTCGGCCATTCGTTGATACCCTTCGTATTTAGCAAAATGTTTTGATCCTCATATATAATTTCCCCAGTAACTAATATTATTACCTCATAATTTTTTTAATAATCATTCCGATGTCATTAATAGCTCTTTTTTAAACCACCTTAATGTTTTTTTTCTTACATTATCGGGAATGCTTTTATTTAGCTCAACAATCACGTTTGTTATCTTAAGATAAGATAAAAGTACACAAAAAATGCAATAAAGCAAGCAGAAAATCAAGAAAATATTTGCAATTATCCCAAAATGGGATAGAATGGTTTTGTTAGATCGATATGGACACATCGATTCTTGCAACTTAACATCTCAGGACTTCTACTCCGAAATTCCCTTACGATCCCCACTACAGTATGACCGACAACCCTGTCACGCGACATACCAGATAGAACGATACAAGTAGGATAGGTATAGAACAATCCCGATGGAGCCTATGGCTCTTTATTTTTTGTCCATGTGTTATCTCAAAATACACTTATTGAGATTATTCCAGATCATCCCAGAAATAAACAAAAAAAATCCCCTCATTTCTGAGAGGTTTTCTTCAACAAAGAAAATATATCCAATTCCAGTAAAAAATCAAATCCTATGTTCAATATTCCACTCGACATCTCTGAAACTGCTATTTATCGCAAGTTATGGAATGAGGCTTTCAGTCTCTTCTATACGAACGATGAACGAGCCGACCAAGTACATACTTGGCTCTCTGATATGTGATACTAAAAGGCAATCATAATTAGAGAGTAGCCCCTGATTATCAGGAATAAAGTCCCCTTTCATTAGGGGTTACTCTCTAATCTTTTCTTTAAACTATGCGAACCCTAATATATTACATCATCAAGCAAAACAGATTGTCAGAGCCTATTGCAAAAGACTTAGGTAAAAGGAAAGAGACACTACAAGCTCAGATCTTACGGGGTAATCCAGCCTATGACGAACGAATGAGGATCACAGATTCTTTTCATCGTCAATCATCACTCGATATCCACCCAGTCAAGCTCTGGTCTCCAATCCGAAAGGATCAAGTGCATCTCTACATACAACACTAATACCAATACAAATATGTACAACTCATTCAAACTCATCACTCTCGGACTCATACTCATTCCAGTACTCACTCAAGCATCTAATAACTTCTCTATCCTCAATAAATGTGATCGAGTCTACTCTGACTCTCACTTCACTGATGTATCACTCGAAGATTTCCCAGAATGCAAAAATCGTTGGATATGGAATGTGAATCGAGATACCAAGGGTAGACTTTTATTTCTCAAGAATCAAAAATAGTTATGACTACATTCGAATCAGTCATCTGCAATATGGCAGAGGAAAAAACATCCTGAGAAATTGAGGCTCTCATATCTGAACTCCAGATGATCGCTGATCGAAAGTATAGACAAGAGGAAGATGCAAATAATCTCCCATATGAGATTTTTTCATGAACAACTCAATCTCTTAATAAGCTATCTATCTTTTCATAACTATGTGAGCAATAATCTTACCACTCATTCTCGTTCTCCTTTGAATACTTCCAAAAGCAAAACAACAACACAAAGAACCAACACACATAAATCTATTTTAATTTTTCTATATGAAACCAATAAGCATTTCTAGGGATCAATTCCTATCACTTCAAAATGAAGTCAAAGTAAAAATGATAAATCTTGGACATAAAATAGAAAAATGATCGATAGTCTACTATGTGAATCCATCGTTACGCTACATTTCCCATAAACCCTTTAAATTCATTTACTAACTTTCCACCTATGAACCCTACTACTGAAAACGCATTCCTTCCAACTGACTACAAGGCACCACCAAGTAATTCTCGTTACATGAAATTCATCGATGGAGAAAACAATTTTAGAATTCTTTCATCTCCTGTTGTTGGCTGGTCTTATTGGGATAAAACACTTGATGGCAATACAAACATCCGTCTTCCATATACGCAAGAGGCCTATAAAAAAGCCGTTGAATTCGCTTCTAGGAATCCAAAACAAGAAGATAGAGATGTGAAACATTTCTGGGCCATGGCAGTATGGAATTATGCAAATGATCGAGTTGAAATTCTCGAGATCACACAAAAAGGAATTCAAGTTACACTTACTGAACTTTCTAAAAAGAAAGGATGGGGTAATCCAGTAAAGACATACGATATTTCTATCGATAAATCAGGAACTGGGCTAAAAACAGAATATGCAGTTACTGCTATTCCACCTGAAAAGCTCAGCGATGCTATACTCAAAGAAATTGATAGTACATACATAAATTTAGATGCACTATTTGTACTAGATGGAGATCCTTTCAAGATAGTAAAATCAGAGGATGAAATAAATTCAGAAATAGACTCTAGTCTTGATGATATTTTTCCACCTAAATAATTCACTCTAACCAACACAATACACACTATGTCTATCTACACACTCCCCACCGAAGTATCAGAGGCTATGGATAAATTCTATAGCCTTTTTGATTCTGATTCATGAGAACTCATAGGAACAGAAGAAGAACTCGCACTTGTTCAATCAAATCTTGATGAGCTTGCAAACAAAACCAATGAGACTACCGAATGGTATCTTAAAGATCGAGCCAATCGCATTGCATATATTGCAGGGATTGAGTCAGAGATCGAGAGACTCCAAAAGGTCGTTGCAAGAGAAAAGAAAACAGTTGCAAGAGCTGAGAATCTCCTTGAGAGAATATTCGGTCGTATCTATGAAGGAAAGCCAATTGTATTTGGAAGTTTTAAACTTTCATATCGAACCAGTGAAGCTGTTCTCATAGAAAACGAACAAGGTATTCCAAAAGAATTTCTCCGAATCATTCCTGAAAGTTCAGCACCTGACAAGGTAGCAATTAAAAAAGCTATCAATGATGGTGTAAAAGTACCTGGTGCAACTATCGAAACTCGTCAATCATTCCAGATCAAATAAAGCTCTAACCTCAACCGTTCCCCCTGTCGGTGGTCAATACAGGGGATTTTTATTATTGAGAGCATCCTGACTCTGTCAGGTGTTCGCTAAAGACCTATACTCCGTTTTATTTTTATATGAAATAAAAGACAGCGGAGCTTGGGTGCTCTCAATAATTATTTTGATTTTCTCATATCATATTGCGAAAATTCTCCGCCTATTATAGAGTGCTTATATCACAATTGCAAATATTGTCAAATTATGTTTAATTTACTTTTATTTTTTGTGTATAGCACTCATTTTATATCCGTATACAATAAATATACATAATTGTCAATATATGCA